GTGCATTCTTCGAGTGTCTTACTCAAACGGTCAGATACAGTCTTATCCTCCGCTGTGTAAATCAGCCCCAACCTAGACAGACCATCACCAATGGTTTGGTAATTGAAATCTTCCAGGGCTTCAGCAGATATGCCCATAATATTATCATCGCCGAATGCCACCAAAGATACGTGTTCATCAAATTGTTCAAGCACGGAGACATTATTGTACGCATACACAAATGCCATCCTCATCACAAGATTGACATAGATGGTATTAATAACCGTTGTCAACGGATTTCCGCTGGGTAGGGAGTGATCAAACATCAGAGCCTTCTCACCGTGCAAATGGAGGCTATTCAAGACTTCCATCCATAGTATCTCTCGTACTTTGACGTTTTCCTCACCATCATTGTACCATGCGTTAATTACACCGAGCACAGAACGTAGAGTAGTGGCAGATTGCGTTGCATCAAACGATGAAAAATCACCGGCCACAACAGCCCCCCCGCGCGAATTCAAATAACGAGCAAGGGTTGTCCATTCACGCGATGTCGCATTGATACCCACTGCCGATCCATTCAAAATCCTTCCCTTATAAAAACTGGAAACGAAAGAACCGAAGTACATCTTCATAACCACGACTAAGTCTGTTGGCGCACAAGATATCATTCTGGTCTTGTTATTGATCACCTTTTCAAGGGGTCGGAGTTCATCCTTGAGAGCATCTATATAGTAGTGTTCCAACCTAATGCCTTGCTTAGCTTTCTCGATAATGTTGGAACACCTTTCCATCAACTTGACCGCCTCATCACCAGTAACATTGTACTCCTCTGCATCTCCAAAAAGATGCCATTTGCCACCAGTTCCGCACAAGTTCCATGGATACCCGGGGGAAGTTTTCCTACACAAGCCATTGATATAAGGCTCACCATCGATCCCCTTTATCGCTTCCTCCATAGAAAGGATGTCTCTAGCGCCCCCACAGCTCGACTTAATACGTACCAAATACGAACCCTGTGCCGCATTCAGGACGGTCTCGTCCACATGGAAATTGCCCGTCCCGTAACGCGCAATGGCGAGTTCATACGGATCAACTTCGCCCTCTCGAGCAAGGGCGGCAACATCGCGCTTTGGTTCCCCAAAGACACCATGAAAGGGGGACTTACGAAGCTTGGTCTTTGTTGGCCGGTGATACACATGCGGAGCCGGTATTTCAAGGAGTCCATTCTGGTCATACTCAAACTCAGGGTCAACACCAACTGGCAATACGCTCATACTTCTCGGTTGGTTTGCCAAGACGAATTCACGCGTAACGCACGTGGCGAGCGCCGTTACACCCAATTTCAAAGCGGCGTGCATGCCAACTATCTTTGTAAGGCGCCCAGCGGAATCGTGGCAAATTACCAAAGAGCCACAATCACCACTTTCAGTTTGGAACGTCGTGGTTAAATAAGAGCGCATATGCAACTCATCATTGTCAAAACGCTGCCGAACAATGTTGGCATCGGAGATCTGTGTTGCCAACATGTTCTCGCCATCACTCGATCTCAGATAGGCCGAAACAACGGGGACACGTCGCTTATATTGTCCTAGCTCATCCTCGGATATGAAATTATGGCTTATATCCCGATGTGGCCTCATGTTTGTTACTCTAAACAGCCAAGCATCATGTTCGATCATCTCCGCGGTGGGGGGGTAAAAGTTAACGATGTTTGCTAGATTCAAATGAAAGACATTCTTGAGATCACCGTGGAGAACATTAACCATTGGAATCATCGCAATATCCATCGGTCTCCCGGCCGCGAGACGCCTTTTGCACAAGCGATAATAATGCGCGTTCAACATAAAGACGTCTTTCCCTATTGCGGTCATAAACGCCCATGGTTCCGCCACCCCCTTTGTATAACAAACATACACATTGCGGGTTACCAACGAGTCGATAAACTTCACACACGTCTCGTTAGGGGGGGGTGCATCATTACCACTCTGGACCTTGACGACGTTGCTCATCTTGTAAGATCGTAGAGCACGCGCCTTGGGAACTACATCCCTATCATGATATTGCGCAACAGAATCGCACTCAACCGAGTTGTCATTCCACAACTTATAAATGCTGTGTATCGATTTCATGACAACGAGCGCGCCAGCAACGCCAGCAAGAATGGGTAAGGTGTTTTCTTTTCGAAAAAGGCCTTTGGCTTTGTCTAGCAACTTGCGGCACGTGGACTTATTGTTCCATGAACTCGACATCACCAATTCCACTGCCGTAGAAAAGTGCGCGCAGTGACATTCCGCCCCATCATTAAGTAGATCACTGACGATAGAAACGGCATTATCTTCTGTCACATCCCCACGCTCAAACTCGTCAAATCCCACTATAAAATCCGCTATATTCCTAGAGCAAGCGTGCCCTCCTGACTGAGGGAAAACAGGGACAAACTCAGGGCGCATTCTATCAGCCACGTTCTTTGGTGTAAGAACGCACAGAACACCTTTGTTCTCACAGTGTTTTCTAAAATTATCTATAAAAAACCCCAGCACGTCGGAGTTTTGCTTGAATACAGAGGTGTTATTCAATAAAGTGACAAAACCCAATGTCGAATCCCAAAAACCTCTCATAAACTCGTCACCATGACCCGCCAACAAATCAGCGAATCGCAGTGTCATGATCAACTTGGCTTGCTCGGGATCCGGATTGATCATCAATCGTTCCAACGCTGCATCAACCTTTTCTTTACCACATTGCACTACAACGCCCAACTGTGTGAGTTTGGCGTCAATACGATTCTTCCGTCGGGCTCCAATGTCAGCAATATACCTGTTACCTACGGACATCCGCTTGGAATACGCCCGGGTCGCCAACGCCAAAAATTCCTTATAACAAAGAATATGGTTCACATGGGTAGGAAATATGCCACACTCCTTTATATGGAACTCGTAGACGTTGTCATCATAATGATCCATTTGCCTAAGCCTCCTTTCAAACAAGGTTTGATGAGGATTTGGGTCGACACAAAACTCCAGTTTTGGAACGACATGCGCGATAATATCGAAACGGCGCTTCAGGGCTTCCTGCTTCTTTATTAGCATAGAGTGGCAATCATAATCATTAGTTGTTGCCAATATCAATTTACTGGTGAAGTAGTTGATGCCCTTGTCCTCAACATGTGCCATATGAAGATTGTATGGGAAAGAGTTGACACCACGAACGATGTTCATTTCCTCACCATCCGGGTCTCCAGTGACATTCACATTTTGCATGAAATCATCAAACACACAAACATGCTGTCCACGATACCCATCCCAAAACTTGGTCTCATAATTACGGCAGTAAATGAAATCCATATTATTTTCAGCATACCTCTTCAGCATGCTAGGGTCATCGAAGGCATCAAACAACATGTCATCGATAAACGGGATAGTTAGTGCGCTCTTCCCAACGCCACTTTCACCCTGTAAGAGGATAGATAACGGCGGTGCTCTTAATGCAGAAGAATCCAATGAAGCACGCTTGAAGGGGAGCAAAATATCAGACAATTTCCTCTGGTACGTCACGACCATTGCCTTCAAGCTCGAAAACTCCCGGCCGGCACGACAAACCTCACGGAAAAATCGATCTCCAAGCCCCTTCAACAACATAACCTTATCGTAGTTATGTACATCAATTGGCAGCTTTCGCGCTTCGTGAACAGCCTCCAGTTTGTCAACGTCATTCATCCAACTCTGGATCTCGTCCTCTTTCTCGTCAAAGAACTTTATAACATCCAATCCAAATACACGCACGCGGAGGCAATTTACGATTTTCTCCAACATGCCTAACGCATCTCCGAACATAGCGACACCACCCTCGGAAAATCTTGTATATGATGAAACGGTAGTACAAAGGTCACGAGTACTACCCTTGATGACACTCTTCAAGCCAAGGGCCATAATGCACAATTGAACAAGCGGCTCTATACTCGCTTCTCCAGCCTGAGGATTCACAGCCATCGAAGCCTGAAAATCACGAAGCGCAACCATGACGTCGTCACTTTTTACCAATAGCGCTCCAACGGAAGACAGGAGCGCCAAGAAATATTCCCTCTTATGGGTAAAAATGATAGCACTCGTACCAAGGGCAAGGACGAGATACGTCTTGATCATCTCATTAAAATCAAAATCATGCTTCGTCTTGATCCCATTGCTCGCAACCTCCTGCAATGTTTCCGTCAAGCGAGCCACATTGTCAGAGGCATCCGTCAAGCTGGTTGAGAATGGCCACGATTGCGGTTCCACACCATACTCAGGGGGAAGGTTCTCCAAAACTTCGCGCACCACTTGCAATAAATCGCCGTCCGTTGGAACACGATCGGACTCCCCGGATAATATCTCCAAACATCGCTTGTGTCGCAAAACATTCCACTTCAACGATGAAACATGGTTACGCATCTGAAGCAGATGGCAAACATAGAAATGATGTGCATAAGTGCGAGTCTTCACATAGTCAACACCCGCGAAATGTTCGTTACTATTAATAAGAAAGTCCCCAAAAACCGTCTCAAACGCATTGAGATTGCCATACCTATCGGAAGTGGCCGTATCATCTAGGGGGGATAATTCACCCAAACGCTTGTGGACACTATCAATCTTTCTCTGCTCATCATAAGTTGGCAACCGATGGACACTTTCCCAGTGTTGTGCGGGGGGACGCGGATCAGGGAGGTAAAACGAGCTTGTGTCGCCCGCTTCCATGCTTTCCCACTTTCTTTTCGTGATAATTGGGCCAAACCTAAATCCGCCACAAATGCATGAGTCACCAAAATTAGCGTGATTACATGAACGCATACGCGCTACGTTTCTAGTTCCAAGATCATTCGCGTTTTGTCTGATTTCGTTATTTGTAGCCATAAGAGTGAATAAGGGGGGGGGGGTTCGGATACTGCTCCTCCGTAAGTCCACATTGCTTTTATGCTTTTTACGTCCGCTCACATGCTTCGGGGACGTAGGCTTTATCGTGCCTAAATTCGGTGACTTGGCGAGGTACATCTTCACCATCCATGCCACATTGTCGCCATTTGGCTCAGCACGTCCCGGGCAGGGACTCTGTGAGAAACTAAATCCTCCAACATACATCTGCAATGTGCACACTTCAAGATCCGTGATCCATCAAGCGAGCGGTCACTTTTTCTATATACATTAATTTTGTGTTTTGTAATTTTCTTACGGATCTTTTGTATTTTATGGATTTTTAATTATTTTGTGTTATACTATATACATAACGCCTAAGCGCTCCAAAAGCCCTCTGCCATGTTCCGGGTTTTTGAATTGGTATTTTTGATAACAAAAACAGACCAGTACGGAAGAGTAATAGATGAAAATATTCACCGATACTTGGCATAGCTACCAAATATTAACGGTGACTATCTTGTATCATATATTAACAGATCCCTCTTCGATCTGGAAAAACTTATCCTAGG